CCTAGCGTTATTACTAGGCCGTTCAGTATTTATTTTAGTTTTTTTAGAGATCCATCGATGCCAAAATGTCTTTAACTTTGTCATCATCGTCTTTTCCTCCAATATCGTAGCTAATGTCATCATCGTCATCATCTACAGGCTTAGCGCTAATGACTGTTTTAGGAGCTGATACAGGTTCATCTGCCTCAGCAACATCTACATCATCTGGGTCTTTACAATAGAAATGCTCGTTAAGCATATCTTTTAGTTCTTCATAACTCTTAACAGTAAATACAGACTCAAGATCATAAACGTTATTGTAAACATCGTTCATAGAATCATCATCTACTAAACCAGGAATCTTTGAGGGAGATGCAAACCTAGAGCTAACATAAGTAGAATAACCACCCTGCTCTTCGACTTTAATCTTCAAACTACAACCGTTCTCTGACAGATCGAATACTCGAGATCCAAACTCATCAGCATCTTCTCCTTCGATAGCGCTCATAATAATTTTGTGAAGCTGCTTACCAAAACGAAGAATTTTTACCTTACCGTTATTTTCTCCATCTGTAGGATCTCCTACTACATATACATTCATCAACCAATTCTCTCGACGAGTAAGCATCTTAGAGTCTTCTTTTTCTTGCTCTGATCCATGCTTGGCTAGTCGAAACTTTGCTTCATCAATAGGGTCTCGTTCACCCCAAGTACTAGGGCTGATAGCACTAATATACTGACCAGTAGATAGACTATTCCACCCATGTGAGTAATAATGAAACAAGGTCTTGTTAGGAGCCTTTACATTAGGTAACAAACGTACCGTATATGTATTACCTGCTTTCAATCGAAGAATGTTTCCAATATTCGATTGCTGTGAGTTATTGCTTTTCATAGCTTCGCTAATTTTAGCGAACATTTCTTGATTATATGCTGCCATAATTTAATATTTTGTTTAGTTTAGTTATTATCTTTTCGTTTAGTTTTTTTAGTTTATTTGTCCTATAATACCTCGTTCTTAAGGACTCGATAGTATTATAAAAGTCTGTTACGATAAAATCAATATCTTCTTTAGGATAAGTTCTTAGAACTTTGTCGTAACTATTTATCGCTAAGATGTTGTAATAGGTTATTTTACGCTCACTCAAAGCAATAAGAAATTCTGGATAGTAGGTTTTATACTCAAACCATTTCTCGATATTATTTATTTTTAATTCTTTACATCTTTTAAATATGAAAAGGAAACCCTCCTTTACCATATTAATTATGGTTTCATCATCTGGATTCTCAAACATATTTTTTTCTAACCATAAATTGTATGCTTTAACGGCTTTAAACTTACCGAAATATTCCAGAGGATAATATTCTTTATCTTTCCACAACTCATATGGAGCTTTGAAGTATGACTCAGCTTGTATATTTTTAGACATCAATATACCGCTAATTTTTTTGAGTAATTCTTCCTCTACAGGAGATAATTTATCAAAATTTTCTCGCGGTCGCCAAGGTTTATTTTTATGAGATCTAGAAACTTTGAGGTGAGTATTGTAAATATTTTTCTCAAACGCAGAAACGCTCATTTTCTATACTTAGTGTATGTTTTAAAAAATTTAGTTATATATTTACTTTTATATAAAAACGGATCATATTGCAAGAAAATTTTTACAAGCTCATATTCATTTTCAATATCTAAAATGTTTATAAAAAGCCATTTGTATTGTTTCTCTTTCAATGCTAGCAACAATACATTTGCTAGGTTCATTTTTTTATTTTCACAAATAGAAACATAAGAACAAAGACATAAGAATTTATGGTCATTATCCTTTCTCTCTAATATTGTGAACGGATCCATCATAGTGGTTGAAAGTCCTTGCTTAATGTTTTCACTGTCTCGGTTAATGTACCACCAGCAGCATACTTATGACCACCTCCATCGCATACCTTTTCAGCAAATTTACCTAGATTTAGATCAGACTCTTTTTGTCGTCTCAAATAAACTCTTTTATTATTGGAATTTATCATCATAACAACATCACATTTATCTTTATTCTTCTGTAAAATACTATGCGCAACATCATTAACATGCTTATCAACAAAAGCACTAATGAACTTGTATGTCTTATCTTTAATAGGTATCTCTGCGTAATACAACCTTAAGTCATTATAGTATTTTTCAAATTTGCGTATATAGGATTTGATAAGATTTTTTTCAGGGTTAGTAAAACCATCAAAACCATCTTTGAATCTCTCTGCAAAATATGGTAACCTATTTGAGTTGTAGTACCAAAATAAAATATTAAGTTTATAGCTGTCTTCAAATTTTAAGGTATAGCTATCGTAATCATCTACTAGAGCTAGTAACTCAAGTTGTTTATTATTAAGGTTATTACCTTTGTCTTTTAATCTGTTATAGATTAGTTTTGTACAAGAAGTGGTAACTAAAATCTCTGCTTTAGCTTGTTTATATTCGTAAGTATGAGTCTCGTGATGGTCGAATATTCTTACGTTAGGTTTATCAATTAAATCTCCAATAGCAGTAGTATCGAGATCAAAGAAATATACTTTATCAAAGCTTTCAAAAGTATTATGATTGAGCCAACTTAAGATTTTTTCTCTTAAATTACTTACCTTGAGGGGTATAACATCTTCGTCAGTAATACCAGTAAGCCACTTGAATGCCAAATAAGATCCAACCCCGTCTAAATCAAAATCGGTAAATATAACACAACGATTCATGTTACTTTATTTATTCTCTCTCACCATATTCTCCAGCTGAGATTTCTATATCTCCTACTTCATCATTCTCATTCAAAGCTTCATCTTCAAACACTGTCATTGTTCTATAGTCAACGCCAAGTCTAGTAACTCCGTTGTTACTACCAAACCTATTTTTCATAATGTTAAGATGTATAGCATTATCTTCTTTGTCTTGATCGGTACGAAATAAACCAAATACAGCATCAGCAGTAGCACCAGTGCCATAACTTTCACTAACAGAAGACATGCCAGGTCCTCTTTGATCATATACTTGAGCTTGAGTAGAAGAACCAGCACCACTGTAACCACTTCTATTCAACTGAGTAGCAGTAATCACAGGACATTGAAACTCGTATGATAAAGCTCTAAGTTGCTCACTTATGTTTTTTATCTTTTCATAAGAATTGTTACCATCAGAAGTTAACAAGTTAAGGTAATCAACTACTATAGCATCGGGTTTAAACTTTTTAGTTGATATAATTTGTTTGGTATATGTCTTAAGTACAGCAGGAGTAATACTATTAGGTGGATACTCTTTAACAATAAGACCAGCTTCAGGTCTCATCATTCTAAACTTTTGTACTCCATCTTTAATATCTTCTACATTATTCTTGAGAGTTTTATTATCCAATTGTGCTATGGTTGAAGTTATACGAATATTATACATCTGCTCTGACATCTCAAGACTGAACAGTAATACCTTTTTATTTTGCTTCATGATATTAACTGCCATGTTATGTAGAAAAATAGATTTACCTACATTAGTTTCACCAGCAAAGATATACATCGCGCGACCTTCTTGTAAGAATCCACCGTTGAGTAATCTATCTACCCACTCTAAACCAGAACTGATATGATTAGTTTCTGTAAGTAGATCATCAATATGCTTACCAAGATCTTCAAAGTAATTATGACCCTCACTACTACGTAGACTATATCCGATAATCTTCTCTACATTATTATAGAATGAAATTAGATCTTCTTTATCAGTAACTGATTCCCAGTTCTCTGCTATACTTAAAAGAGTATTTTGAAACCCTTGTAACTTTAGAAATCTCTCTGTATGATCTAAAAGAGTATTATAATCGATATCTTCAGTTATAGTATCAATATTACCCTTTACACTTACATATGCTTCTTTTAGTTTATCACTATTAAGAAACACACTCAATTCAGTAGACGTAGGTTTTCTACCATACTTAGCAAAATATTTTTGTAACAATTCAATGATCTTTTTATTGTGTTTATCTGCAAACAGATCATTATTGAGATACGGTATTACAATAGAGAGAAACTGCTCATTACTTAAGCAGTTTTTCATAATTAGTTTTTCTACAAAATCGAAATCTTCTTTAAGATTATTTTTTGACATATAATTTTTTTAATTCTTTATAGAAATATTCTTCTGATTCTAAATACTCTTTACTAAAGCCTTGTAGTCCAGGTGATGCATGAATTGCATGTATAGGTACTGTGCCTAGTTTAAGACCTGCTTGAAAACAATCAATAGAAAACTTTAAGTCATAGTGATGAAAACCTGTTATATTTTCATCAAACTTTATTTTTTTCTCAATTAATTTTTTAGGTTGGACAGCTAAAAATAACCCATCTAGTAGTACTACTTGTTTACCTATCTCTCCAAAAACTGAAGGTAGATAGTAACTATTTATTTTATGGCTAACTATTCCAGAATGAGTTTCTTTTTTACACATTAAGTGCCATAAAAGAGGCTTTTCTACCTTAAGACCAGAACCACCTGCGAGTCCGCAGATATCAAAAGATTCAAATCCTTTATATATTTTATTTACAAAATTACAACTATCAATATAAACATCATCATGTATAAAGATTACACAATCATGTTCATTAGTTATATACTCATTGTAAACATGACATAAACCTCTTTTATTATTTTCAATAAAAGTAAAGTTACCATCATAGCTTTGGTCTTTTAGACTTTGATAAGTTAAGGTATCTTTATATTTTTTAGTAGTAGGACATACTACTAAAACCTTAGATGGATCATACGAAGAATCCGCTGTTAGTTTCGAACCTGTCATACTCTTCGTATTTTTGTTTAGTAAAATTGAATCTATAAATTATACCTTCTTTAATTAACTCCCAATCTGGTATAGGTTTTGAACTTATATTTTTACCGTCAGTATATATTGTACTACCTGATCTAAAAACAAATAATTCAGAAGAGTTAGAATCATACATCCAACAACCAAACGTACCTTCTAACTCTTCAAGAGTAGATTTTAGTCCAATTTTGTCAATCATAGGAAGAATGATACTACTATCAACCTCGTTAACAGTATCAGTATACTTATTATATTTCTCTTTCAGTTTGACAAAATTACTTAGCACTCCATTATGTGCTAAGTACATACCTTTATACTCGAATGGATGAGTAGTATGCGGACTGAAATCTCTTTTTGTAGAAGTTGGAGACTGAAGATGACCTAAGTAAAAAACAGTATCATCTTCAAACTCTACTTTTTTATCAAAGTCATTATCTTTAATAACTTTGACGTTATTATTAATACAAAATTTTATAATACCATACGCAAAGTTACCACGCTCTTTATTAAGATCGAAGAGGTAATCAAACGCACTTTTATCTGGTGAACCTATTATCCCGCACATAATTACTCATTCCATGGTATATCATTTCTCTCATATTGCAAGGGGTCTTTTATTCCAGCATCAAGAAAACCTTTGATACGTGAACTACAAGATGTACAATAACCACAAGCAACGTTTCTACCTTCGTAACAGGTCCAAGTACGAGCAAAGTCTACTCCTAAATCTCTACCCATGAGAATTATTTCTGCCTTAGTTTTATCAATCAACGGTGCTTCTATATTAACTTTATGCTTTCTATTGAGAGCAATGAGATTATTAATGCTATTAAGGAATTCTACACTACCATCCCAGTAACCAGCTTGACTATCTATAAGAGCTGCTCCATGATATACTGTATTCGCTCCTACTGATTCTGCATAAGCACAAGCAATTGATAAAAGCATTTGATTCCTAAAAGGAACATAATTAACAGTTTGAGCATCACCCAAAACGTCTTTAGTTTTTGCGACATCAATATTATCATTAGTTAAAGAAGAAGTAGTAACAATATCTCTAAAAAAGGATAATGAGATTTTATTATAACTATCTCCAGTTTGCATCTCAGCAAACATTAGTTCTTTAGAATGTCTTTGATTATAATCGAAAGTTATAGGAAAGACTTGCGTATGCTTAGTTTTTGCATACGCAAGAATTACACTACTATCGATACCACCGCTTACTGGAACAACAGCTTTACTCATCTTCTTCTATTGTATCATTAATCGCTGCTTCAGTCAACTCTTTACCATAGCGATATTTGTCTTTAATAGACTCTTCCAAACTAACGAGAATTTCTTTCCAAAGACTTTCATCTTTACGCCAGTTTTTATAGTAACCAAGCTTTCTATCTCCAATAGCGAAAGTAGAGCCTGATTGCTGTATGATACCATGAGCCACTGCAATATCTTTGAGACCTGAATACTTATCGAGACCGGTCTTGAAGTTAAGATAAGCCTCACATTGCAAGAAGGCAGGTACAAACCTATTCTTGACTGTAAGCATTCTCAAAGTGACTCCGCTATAGTTACGAGACTCAGTCAGTGCTACGTCTTTTTCGTTACTACTATCAGTCTTTTCTTTTTTAGCAGCCATTTGTACTAAAATAGATGCCATATAGATAGGTCCAGACCCACCTGCTTGTTGTTTAACTAAAGTAGGATGTAAAGCTCCTGGATCTGCATACGTATGATTACTAGCAATAATAGTTGTACCTGTTACTGCAGCTTTATAAGTAATCATACGCATCATAGATTTGAGTTGTTTAGCTCTCAAACCCATATCCATAGCTCCTTTACCAGCACCTGCATCGTTAATTTCTTTTTCTGATGCAAGGTTACCTAAAGAGTCAATAGAAATAATAAACTTACCGTGAAGCTCTGGTTCCTCTTCAACACTATCAAGGAATGTCATAATTTGATTACGACAAGACTCAACAGTATCAACAGGTACATACTTAACATTACTACTATC